GGCAGTGATTCGTCCACAAAAAATGCATCTGGTGTTTGCGTTTGTGTTTGCGTTTGCAAGTTCATGCCGGCGTTGCGTGCTTGCATTCGTGCGTTGTCTTTCTTTGCTTTGTAGAGCTGGCCGCGTCGTGAGTTGCATGGTTTGCATGCTGGTACCAGGTTGTCGAGTGTGTCGGTTCCGCCGGCGTCGTGTTCGATGACGTGGTCTGCTTCGGTGGCTGGTTGTCCGCACCAGTGGCATGGGGGTTTGCTGGCGAGTAGTTGCCGGCGTGCCTCTAAGTATTTTGGGTTTGATGTGCGTTTTGGCATTGTGTTCCTTTCCCCCCACTAGCGCGCCCCCCCAGGGGGGCTTGCTGTCATGCTATTCGTTGGGTTGGCCGTGATGCTCACCCCCCGCGATTTCAGTTTGTCTCTGTGGTTGCCGGATGTTTGACATCGTAGGACGGTCACCATTCGTATTTATGACGTTTAGACGCTGCGCAGTCGCTCTTAGGCAGACTGCTCGACCCAAGTCCCCTTGTTTTATACCTACCATCTGCAACTGATGATGAGGCCGTGCGCGTATTTAGTTGTAGCCGGCGTCTTAGTCTTTGAACCAGCGGGTGAGCAGTATGGCACTGCAAGCAATTAGTGACAAGTACCAGATGGCAAGAATCATTTTTTGCTTGCCTGGCCTAGTAGTAGTCCTGTCATGAACACGCTAAACACCATGATGACCAGAGAGAGAAAGTCAGTCATTGTCAGTGAAGACCTTCTTGGTTGTGATATTCAGCATCGGCATATTCAACTTTTCCTAATTCACGAGCCAACACTTCTGCTGTTGCTCGCCAACGGTTACGGTCTAATTCAACTTTGCGCACTATGTCTAGTTGCCTTGCATTGTCTTTGTTTTCACGTTCCAAAGTATTGTCTAACAATGTCCGTAGGCGTTCAATCTCATCGGCTGCTTTATGTAAATCCCTAACGGCTTGGTCATTTTCATCAACAGATGCCCACAGGCGAAGGTACTCCACAAAATCCATTTCCTGCTCTGGTCGGGTCACAATGTCATCAGTCACAGCCAGTTCCTCGCAATCCAAATGCCAATGTAAGCGCCAACGATTAGTTCACAAAAATGAATAATTTGTGGTAATGCTTTCTTTATCAAAATGGCTCCTCTTCGGGTAGTGGGATTTCTTCAGGCTCGTTGTTTTTCAGGGCTTCAATAGCTTTGGACACTTGGAACTTGTCCATGCTTGGCAGGTCAAGTGGGGGCAACTTGCCTGCCTCCTTCAACAACTTCTTATACAGCCATACCTGCTTGTCGCTTGGGGCGTTCGCTGGGCGCTCGGTGATGACACCATCTGCGCTCTGTGTCGTGACACGCTGCACCTTGGTCATCTCCTCACGGCTAGGGCGTTTGTTCAGGTCTGAGCCTGCATACCCAGCATTAGCCAATGCACGGCCTACAGCGCCTGTCTCACAGTTCTCTAGGTGGCTGGTTTTGTTTATGTGTCCCTCACCACGGATTTCTTCAGCCCAGCCTGTAGCAATGAGCACGTCACCTTCGTAAAGCGACGCTGAGAACACGGCTGAGTTTTGCAGGTAATGCACCAGATCCGTTATGACCCTTGGCTGCACGTTGCGTATGTGGCAATCCTTGAGCCATCTGTCAAGTCTGTGGGCTACTGGTTCGTAGTCGGATAGGTCAAAGCCCATTGCGGCCCATTCTTTCTAATCTGTCCACTTCGGCTTCCAAGCCTCTGATGGTTTTTTGTGCGCTTTCGATAATGCCTTGGTTCATTCGGCATTCGCGTTCAAGCATCAAGATGGCGTCGTACAGCTCGCATTGGCGACAGTCGGCACGTGGGAATCCATCCACGCCATAGAAGATGCAGCGGCTGTCGTGTTGTTTGCCGGCGTTGCTCATGGGTGGCATCAGGTTTCGTCAACTTTCCAAAGTGCTGCAAGTTGTTTATTCAGTTCCTCAATTTGGGCGTTAAGCACTTCGACCTTCCGTAGTAGTTCGTTGCGTTCATGAATCACATCGAACAAGTGATCGCGCAAAGTTCCGTTGTCGCTCATGCTCATATCAAGCCTTTGTTGTACATGTCGTTTGCTTCAACAGCTGACTGGTAAATCTGTTGTGCCAAGGCCATTGGGTCTTTGGCTGGTGTTTCGGTCAGTTTGCCGATGGCGTATTCGACGGCTTCGCGTTCTTTGAAACGCATTTCGGCTTCTAATTTGACGGCCAAAATGCCAAGGGTGTGGATGGCTTCACTGTGCGACATTGGTGCCTGCCTTTTTTGCTTGCCTTTTTGCTTTGGCTGCTTCGCGCTTGGCCTGCTCTGCTGCGTCTTCACGCAAGATTGCGATGGCTGGTTCTAGGCATAGGCGAATGACGTCTGACATTCGTTTGCATCCAAGGTCGCCACCAATCATGGTGGTCAGCAGTGCGTAGTCATCTGCTTTGATTCGTACAGCAACTGTGATGTCGTGTCTGTCGGTCGGGTTTTTCATTTTGTTTCCTTTTTTCTGTTTGCAAACTATTTGCAACGTCTTATTTTTATCACAAGCGGGTGTCGAGATTTGCATAGGTCGTCATTCAGGCCATTGCAATTATGTTTGATGGCACCCCATCCGTATAGGCCGACTGGTGCGCGATACCTTCCGCCTTCGGTGTGGCCGTGGTAGGCGATGCGATCGACACCACGTGCTTGCTGTGCAAATGTAAGCAAGTGCGCTTTGCGGTTAGGCGTGTCGTTCCAGTTGTCCCAGGTGCCACGGTAAATGCCAAAGGCAGTGACATAGGAACGCGTCGAATGCCTAGTGTTGTTTCCAGTTTCACATTGGGCAAGTTTGATGTACCAGGCTCTTGGCATGGGGTGTCCCCATTCCGCTTTTGCCGGCGCAGCTGCACTTGCGATGAATAATGCCGTTGTAATCATGATTCGTCTAATCAACCTGTCGTGTCCTGATTGGCGGTCCCCAACTGGAATGGGTGTCGTCGCGTTTGCACACGGCGGCTTCCAGTATCAGACCTGTTTCAAAATCTCGAAAGATTTGAACCAGTGTTAGTCGGTCATCTGACAATAGGGCATCGTAGATGTAGGTCGGCAGGATAGTCATCGGTGGTTCCACCAGGCCAAGAGAATAATTGTAAGCAATGCCCCTTGTACGGTTCCGTAGAGCATTGACCACCAGAACACTGCATCGACGCTCATTGGGCTTCCTGACGCAATCTGTGGGCTTCTGCGATGCCATAGGTGGTGATGGTGCAGACCATTGCGGGTGTTCCTGCGCTGGTTAGGCGGGTGGTGCCTGTGTACTCAATGAGTCCTAGCCGGCGTAAGTCGCTGCATCGTTTCCAGTATCCAGTTCCGATGGATGCCATTCCTGTCCATATGCCTGCTTCTTCGTCGGTCATGCCAATTTGGTTGTTGGCGTAGCACAGTAGAAGTTTGGCTAGTTGGCCGGTTCTGCGGATCATGACGTGCTTTGCGCCGTCACGGCTGGTGGTTGGGTCACTGCTACGGAATAGCGGTAAATCTTCAAATGTCATGTCGGGTTCCTTTCGTGCCAGTTGGTTGGCTCTGTGAGTATTACCCAATGCAAACAACATTGCAAGCATTTGCGATTATGCCCCACCGACATGGAAAGAAAGGTTAGAAACCTTGCCGGTGGGGCCGCGCTGCACTGTCCTGATGCGCGCGATCTATTTGGCGGGTTTAGGTAGCGCGCGCCAAGCTGCTTCTAAGGCCACATCGTCTTCGGCGTGACCACCGTTTGATTTGGGGGCTAGTTCAATATGTATCCAGCGTCCGTTTTTTGAACCGCCGTTGTCGGTGTCGGTCCACTTTTTCCATCCTGGTTTTCCATTGCGATTGCATCGCCAACCTTGCCAGGTGCCATTAATAAGACCGCCGTAATCGTGTACTTCTTCGATGCCTAGTTCTTTGTAGTACTTGACAAACCACAGCATTGCTTCAACAGCGTCAGCGTGGCCTTCAGGTGTGTCTTTGAATCCAATGTCGGCTGCACGGCCTGTGGCGTGTACTGACATGCCCTGGCCATTGCGCATCTGGCGTACAACTAGGGTGCCAAGGTTTTTCATGCCCCAACGGCGACCGCACAGCTCAACAAAGCGTTCGGTGCCTTTCATGCGCTGATCAGCAGTTTTGTCGTATCCGGTGTATTTCATGGTGCTGGTGGGTCCTTTGGCTTGTCTTTGAGTCCGTTACCTGCAAGCAATCCAATTAGGCCACCTGAAAGGGTCAGCAACATGCTGGACAAAATATTGATTTGTTGAGCGTCAAGTTCGGCCATTTTTTCAGGTTGCGAAACAAAAAGCAGACCGTAGAGAATTGTGAATACTGATCCGACAAAAGAAAGCGTCAGGCCCACAGCAACAATCATGACGATTCGCGCTTTGATTTCTTCGTTGCTGTGTCGGTTGTTTGGTTTCATTGGCACTTTGCTCCCAAGTTGTTTTCGATTTGTCCTAATACGGTTACTGATCCCAATGTCTTGTTGCGCTGACGTTCACAATTGACGCGCGTTTGATCAGAACAAGCCGCAAGCGTTACTGCAAACAAACTAATCAGGGCTACGCGTCTCATGCCTGGCGGTATCCATAAACGCGAACACCACAAGTGATGTTGCCAGTGTTGCCAACCAGGCTAAATCCGTTGTACGACGTTGAGTCATTGAGCAGACCCGCAAAGTTCACGTTGTACAGGTTGGTCGAGCCGTCAATGCGTGCAGCTGTACCCCAACAGGTAGTTGGTGAGGATGCAAACGGATACATGATGTCAAAACTCATTGACACAAATGATCCGGCAGAACTGTTTGCATATGACGGAAAGATGGCTGATGAGCCTGTTAGTGAAACGCCAGTGACGGCACCGCCGTTGACTTCGGATCGTTGAGTGGCATAGTTGGTGCCGGCGGTGTCTGTGCCACTTGCAGAAAAACGCAGAATTAAGTTGTTTGCGGTTGAGTGTGTCAAGTTGGTGACTTCAACGCGATAGGCGTCATATGTGGCACTAAAACAAGATGCAATATTAAGTCTGTTTTGGGCTGATGCTGCGCCGGCGGTGATGTACACCAACCCACCGTTGGTGAGGTAGGTGTTGACGTCACCGCTGGTGAGTACTTCGCTGGTAAAAGTCTTGATGGCCATAACTAGGCAGTGTACAAGAGTACGTCGGGGCCGTTGAGCGATGAGTAGTCAAGGCGAAATGCTGACCCCCAACGATCCGAGCCGTTTAGATATGTTTGCCACAGTCCAGGTTGGACTTCATGACGGATTCGGTTTAATTGCAAACTTTGGTTGATGACGTTGCCGGTCGGTGGTGCAACATTGACATCGATGCGTTCAAGCAGCTCTAAGCCCAAAGTGCTTGCCCAGTTTGCATCTGGCGATATAACAACTTCAAAATCGTTGAACCTTGCAAACACATACTGGCCAAGACCGACCAACACGTTGCCAACAACAGACGCTTGGCTGACTGTGGGCATGTAAGCACTCCAAGATTGCGTAGCTTGACCGTACGTCGATGTGGACACTGATCCAGTCACTTTTTGCACGCCGCCACCAGACATGTTGACGTTGATGATGTTTCGCATTGAATCACCGTCGTATTGCAAACCAACATTTTGATCTAAGCCAAGACCACCACTGCCGTAAGTTGCTTGGCTAGTAAAAGATTTTGTTTGCGTAAATTGCGTATAAGTTGCGGTTTGTGTCAGCAGGCCAGTTTTGCTGACATATAACGGACCACCTTCGGTGTTTGCAGTTATTTGCAATTCGGGGCCGGCGTATGGTGCGTCGTCGGTTATTTCGCTGATGTATTGGGTGCCGTTTGCGCTAACAAGGCTGGTGCTGAATGGGGTTTCGGCGATGATGCGCGACACGCGTGCAGCTGTGGTTTCGTAGAAAGATGCTTGCGAATATTTGATGATGGTTTGAATCTGGGCTTGGCTGGCGGTGGCTGTGGTGTAAATCACTATTTGTTGTATTGGGCCTTGTGACACCGTTACAAAGTCAGCGTTTGTAAAAAGTACCAGGCCTGGTGTCGATGTTTTAGTTCCAGTGACGTTGACACCGTTCACGTAGATTGCCGCTGTTTTAGGTGTGGCATCCCAAGTAAATGCAAAATGGTATGACTCTGATTGGTTTAACTGTTGTGTCGTTGTTGTATAGGAATACGTGTATTGATCCGTATATGAATCAATACTTAATGTGAACTTTCCTGATGAAAAATTGACCGCCCAGGCAAAGTTTGCACATTGGCCAGTGATGATTCCAGCCGCATTGGTTTCGGGTACACACCAAAAACACACCGTGAAGTTTGCGTTTGCCGTGAAAGCGACAGACCGTGATGCGATGCCTGGATCATTGGTTGCGATATATCCAGTGCCAGTAGATGATGCACCGGCCAGTGATGCGTTAGTGAGACCGTCTGCCAATTGACTGCCTGGTGCGGCATTGGTCTGGTAGGTCATGTTTATTGCTGTGGTGCCCAAGTCGGTAAGGGTTCCAGTTTGAAACTGGATAATTGGGTCGTCACATGGGTAATAGTGACGTGGGGCTGATGCCACTATGTACGACTTCGACCAGTCAGCAGGCAGCTGCACTTGTGCAAGCAATTGCATAGCGTCATAGCAAGACAATGTGACGGTGGAATCACCGCCGGCGTCGGTCCATGTTGGTGGCCATCCGTCGATAAATCCACGAAAGATTGCATATGTGGTGCTGGCATAGGTGGCTTCAATTTTGATTTGCCTGCGTGGCAATAGTTTGCCGTAATAGGTGCCTGATGTGTAGAAAGGGTCATAGAGGCGTGCGCGGTTGTTCAGAACAACTGTTGCTGATCCGCTGAATGTGTCCCAATCGCCGCCCCTGCCACGATCAATCGACATGGAACGTACGCTGCTGGTGATTTCTGTCCATGTCGGTGAAAGCACATAAGGGCCGTCATCAAATGCGACATATACCTTGGGCTGTGGATACGCCATTACGGCATCGCCAATGTGTTGCCGGTACGACGCTGATATGCCATGAGTACGTCTGCTACTTGTTTGCCGATTGCTACTGGATCACCAACGCCTGTATTGACGGTGATGGATGGCACCCCTACATCTTTGTAATTGGATGGGTTTGCAATTGTCGGTGCCTTGTTCTGGATGTTCAATGTGCGGTTGACATCGAAGTATCCAATTTGTGGCAGCTGTGCAAACGGTGATCCCGGTGCGAGAAGGTTGGCTGCTTTGACTGCAAGGTTTGCAGCATCAACAATGGCGTTAGCCATTCCAATAAAAATGTTTGCAATGAGTGAGGCGAAGTCTTTGACGGCTGCTACCGCATAGGAAAAACTTTCTTTGTCGCGTAGCAAGCCGACGAATGCAGCAAGGTTTATTACTAACAAGCCAAGTACCGCAGAAAGGGTGCCAAGACCTGCCGCGCCAACACCAGCACCAAATGCTGACAAACCACCGAGAGCTGCACTTAAACCTTCCAAAACTGAAAGCGCAGCAGTCAATCCACTAAATGCTTTAAATGCCCCATAAAGCAAACCCACTGCCGTGGTCAAATCAGTAATTGCGCCAGCTGCGCCATCAAGCTCTCGATACCAGTCGAACATGTCTTTGGCTGAATCTCTTAAGGCTTTGCTCAAACCTTTTTTACCAATTGAGTCGACAAACCTTTGGATGACAGGCAGAACGTGGCTGTCAATAAAAGTAACCATCGTTTCAAAAATGGGCATTAAGGCGTAACCAATTGACTCTTTGGTTTCGTTGATAGCCACCTTGAGACGGTCCATACGGCCCTGAAACGTATTGGCTGCGGTAGTAGCACTACCTGCATAGGTTTTGCCCAATGCTTGCAAAATCTGGTCAAGACTCTTGTGGTCCTTGACCATCTGCTTGACTTCGGGTGACAGACGCGCCAGTGCGCCCATGTTGCCGCCCAGGGCCTTAGAAATACTGTCGGTTACCTGGCTAAGACTTTTCCCGCTTCCTTTAGCAATATCGAGCGATAATGCAAGCAACTTCTGTGCCTTGCCCAAGTCCTTTGTGCCCCTGACCAACTTGGACAGACTCGGTCTGAGTTCGTCATCGGCCACACCGTTAGCAAGAGACATTTGCAAAATGAAATCTTCCGTGGCTTTCACCTGGGCATCAGTTGCTTTTGTCGTAACTTTCAACTGACGCGCAAGCAATGCAGAAGATTTTTGATCTTCAGCAGCAGCCATTGCAAACTTTGCGCCGGCAACTGCCAAACCACCTAATGCAATGCCGACAGGTAGTAAGGCTGATTTCAACGCACTGCCTACTTTTGCACCTGCTTTTTCTATTTCACCAAATGCTTTTTCGGCTTTTTTGATTCCGCGTGAATCAAAATCTGTAATGATTGGAATATTGATTGCCATTAGTTTTTAACCTTGATTGAGCGTCCGACAGATCGCATAATTTTTTCCACCAAGCGGCGCAGTTCATATTGCATGTCTGGTCCTGCCTGGTCGTAAGCACGCCACATGGCGCGAGATGGCGCACCGTAACGTTCGCCCAAAACTTTGATCATCTGGTCGCCTGATTTGGTTCGTGATTGGCCACTGGCGTCAAATAGCACGGCTGTTTTGTCGGTCCAGCGAATACCAAAAGCGGCAAGGTTTTTGGTGTACCCGCCGATTGTGCGTGGGCGTTTTCCAGATACATAAGGTTTGATTCGGTAGCCAGCTGCACCATTCACCCATGGCAGCAATGATCCGCCAAATCGACCGTATTGATTGCGGGGTGTCCATGCTCGATACCAACCGGACATTGGGGCACGTGCTGGCACAAGGTATTTTGCTTCATTGACAATTGGCGCAACAATGTCTGCATATTCATGGGTAATGCGACGGCGCAATTGTTTGTCAATTGAGTTCAGTTCGGCTAAGGCAGATTTGACGCCTACAACTCTGATGCTTGCCGATGTCGTCATTTTGATTGTTCCTTCAATACCTTGGCGACCGTTGCAAGGTCGTCAGTGTCAAATGGTACATCGGGTGGCCACCAATGTACGGCGACCAATAGTTCTGCTAAGGCTCTGCGGTAGGTACCGCGACCGTAGGGTTTTCGGGGCCTACGTCTTCGGGTTCGATATTGATGACCTGATCTAGGTAGTCATCAAAGACGATTGGCACGGTGATGCCGGCACGCTTTGCCGATTCGTATGCCAGGTACGCAAGCCATTCAATGTGGATGTCGCCAGCCAACTGGCCAGCACCGATTTTATATTTGCGTTCAAATGCAACGATGGATGCCATGGTCGTGGTGACGCTGTATGAGCCATCCACGGTTTCGACGTTTAGTTTGATTCTCATGTCGGGTTTCCTTTATTGGTTTATGAGGTAGCTGCGGTGTAGGTTCCGCCCTTGAATGTGATGTCAATAGAACTGATCTCACCCAAGGTTGCATTGATAACTGGCAACGATTCAAGGTAGGTATTGGTCAAAGTGAACGCAGGGTTGGTTGCGCCAGTGCTTGCAGATGTTGGCTTGACAATAACTGTGGTGGCCGTGCCAACAAGTGTGGCGAGCGTTGCGTAGGTTTCTGATGCGCCGTAGGTCATGTAAAGGCTGACGGTTAATTCATTATCTTCGATCGTGGCTGAATACACGCGAGCTGTATTTCCAAAAACGGTTGTGTCCTGGGCCGTATTGGTGCGGGTCAACGTGGCCGCTGTGGCAAAGCCAGTCAATGCGACTGCGTTCACCGTCACGGTTGGGTTTGAAAGATAGGTGCTAGTTGCCATTACTGGTTCTCCTCTGTTAGTTCTGTTTTAGCAGATTTTGGGGCTTTGTTGTCGGACTTGATAAATCCACCGTCAATGAGCGCATCGACATTGATGCCTTCATACGGCACAAACTCCTCGCCAGGTGTACCGACAAGTTCGCTAACGATTGTGTATTTGCTCATGATGTTTGCACTTTCATTTTGATAGTGAGATCGTAGGCGGCCAGGTCTTGACCACCAATGGAAAGGCTAATGGGTCGGCCGTCTGTTACTGCGACACCCTTGTTGAGTAGCAATGCACAGTTTGCTAGTACATCGCGCAGCGCATCAAGATTGGCAGGGCCGATGGTGATGACGCGTACCGGCACATCAAGTTCTGCAATGTTTGCGTTGTATGCAATAAACGTGGGGGCATCAATAAAAACGCATGGCGGGTTTATGTTGCGTGGATCGGTGACGACGCGCATACCGGTGATTGTGCCCAGGCTGGTTGCCAAATCATCAATGCCTTCATTGAAAAGATCGGTGTAGGCCATTAGGCGACCTGTGGTCTGTTGATGCCAAGTAGTTGCATGACCATTGGCGTGATGCCGTTTGCTGGTGGTGTGCCCATGCCATCAAAACTGGCCAGGTTGTTATAGGAACCGCGTTGACGAAAATACGCGGCACCGATCATGATGGTGCCCAAGAGGACATCGCCTGACGGCACAGTTGTTTGCGAATCAGAAAGATATCCGGCTTCTAATCTGCGTCGATATGCAAAAGCGTTTGCGGCAGCTGCACATTGCGACAACAAAGTTGCGTCATCCACGCCGGTCAACGTCAAGCCCAAATAATCTTCGATCATGGCACTGGTTGCCCAGGTGCAGGAAACGGTCCAAGTGACTGTTCCTGTGGCCGTGGCAATGCGATTGACGTCAGATGCGGTCTTTGCAAACAACACCTGATTTGCGATAGGCACCTGGCCATCAAACATCAAGTTGCCTTGGGTGTCTGTGCCTGTGTAGAGGTATTGGGGCAAGGCATACACGGTGTATGTGCCATTAAAAGTTGCATCGACAGATGCCACCGTGATGCTTTGCCCAACCTCGATATCGCTATCGGTCAGCAGCGTAAGCACTGCGTAGTTGTCAAGCAGTTGCTTGAATGTGACTGAATAGACCGCCATGGGCTGTCCGCCCTTCGGGTTATGCCTGGGTGATCTTGCGGATCATGCTTGACACAGCCGCAAAGGTTGAGCAGTAAGCATGTACCGAGAACAAGCGCGAAAGCGTTGCAGGCTGATCGACTGACATAATGCCACGCATGTCTTCGTAATACTCAAAGGCTTTGCTTGCATTTGTGATGATCATGGTCTTTGCAGCGAAGTTGCTGTCAACGACAATTTCCAAACCAAGTGGGTTCGAGCCGGTCCATGTGGTTGCGTTTCCGCCACCCAATGCGTTCTGTCCTTGAAGACCAGGTGCGCCCAAGTATGGGAACACTGGACGGTTTGAACCGTCAACGAGCTGGCCCATCTGGCCCCAAACATCTGGTGACACGAAAATTGTGTCAGGGAAGAAATTGGTGCCGTTTGATACGTCAACTGCTGCGTCGTAGATGGACTTCATCAAGTCGGTTGTGGTGAGATCCCATACGCCTGATGATGTTGCTGCTGCAAGCAATGCGTCGGCGGCAATGTCGTCTGTTTTCAGCATCAGTTCACCAATCAGGTCATTAAGGATCAGTTCCATTGCGCCAGGTGACGTGAAGTCAACATCCTGACGGGAAAGGGTGACCTGACCAGCCACGGTTGTCTTGCTGATTGAATTGCTTGCAATCACCATGGTGGTTGCTGACACTGCGTCAAACTCTGCTGCTTGTGCAGCTGTGCTGGTGTGCGTTGTAATTGTTGGGCGGATGAATGTCTTGGACATGCCGCCGTCTGGATACGCACGTGCGCCAAGACGATTAACAACCGGACGAACAAAGTTGATGTTCTGGACAAGCGGTCCAAGTACAGGCACTGGCAAAAGACCAGGCGTGTTTGTGGTAGCCACATCGCCGGCTGCTGCTTGCAACGCGGTCTGATGCTCTGACTGCCATTCGGCTACGGCTGCATTTACTTTTGCAAACGTGTCGCCACCGATGTGGTATGCGGCCATCCAGTCAGCAGCTGATGGCAAGGCAAACTTGCGCTTTGGCTGTGCAGGAAGTGCTGGTGTAGGGATTGCTGCGGCCTCGATGGCTTCTGCTGGTGCTGGTGTTGCTTCCACTTCGGTTGTCTCCTCGACTGGTTCTGTGGTTTCTGGATTTGTGTCGGGATCTGTTTCCGCTGACGCGGCTACATCGGTGATGGTAGCACCACTGAATGCAGGAATGGGGACAAGTGACAATTCGAGCCAATCGGCTGCGGTGACGGTCATGCGGCCGTCTTTGTCTCTTGTCGCAGAAATGATGTTGACGCCTACGGATACATCCATGACGCCATCAGCTGAAAGGGTCAATGCTTCATCGCCAAGAATGGTGCGACTGATCTTCATGCTTGCAAGCATTCCGTCTGGCGTGTCGATTCGTTCTGTAACGATGCCAACTGGTTTTGATGGGTCGTGGTACATGAATACGCGTGGTGCTTTGCCGTCAATTGGCAATGAGCCTGGCAAGAATTGCACTTCGGTGCCATCGCTAACAGTTGCGTATTGGTTATACGGCACGGCTATTGCGTCGATGCGGCGTTCACCTATTGTGTCGCCTTCGGCTGCGGTGACTGTGATTCGGTCGGTTGTAAAACGGATCATGCAAGTTCCTCTTGTGTGTTTTCGGCTGGTGCGTTGGGGTCAATATTTATGTTTGAGTCCATCAGGACGGTTTCGCCTAGATAGTCATCTACGTCAAACTCTACGCAAGTGCCGCGGGGAAGTATGGCATCTGATGAAAGGGTGCTTGCAATACATTCTGCAAACACTTTTGTGCCAAACATCCACATGTCCATGCGGGCCTGCTCTGATGACTGGTACGAATACGATCCGGTCGAGACACCCAACAGGTACGGCGGGATATTCATAAGACGTGCAATGTCCAGTGCAGAATAGTTTGCAGATTCAATAAGCAACATTTTGTCAGGGGTTGCGCTGGTTGGCTCATAGGTCAGAAACTCGTTTAGTGCAGCTGTCTGATTTGACGCGCGTGCCGCATTGAACGCTGACGCTAGGTCTGCCAGTTCGGATGCGCTCAACGGTTCGCCACCGGTTTGCTTCAAAATGCCAGATGGAATTGCTGATGCAGCGTTGCGCAAACGGCTTGCCTGAATCTCTAAGGCCGTCTCAATAGTGCTTGCAGATGAATAGATTGCGCCCTGTACAGGGCTGATGAATTGCACCAGGTTGACAGGGTCAATTTCGCCGCCTTGGAAATACACCATGCTTGATGGTGCAAACCAAACAGGTCCTGCCTGGTCGGTGGTGGTAATTGAGCCTGCCGGTAGGCGCGTGAACGATGCTGGAAAGCCATCTTGGGTGCGACTGGTTATGTACCAAAAAGCCCTTCCGAAGAAAAGTAAATCATCCAGTGTCCATGCCATAAGCGTTTCGTAAGGGATTGCAGGGTCTGGTCGGCGCAGCCAAGAACGTGGTGCAAGATCAATTTCTTCCATTTCACGATCAGTTTCGTTCCACTGTTCGCGGTACATCTTCAAACGCATTGCGCTGATAACGGAACAATGCAAATCTCTGGCACGGCTTACGGCCGCAACTTGCATGGCACGGTTGCGTGCTTCGCCTTCCTGATACGAGTAGTACTGGCCAATCATGGCGACACCGCCATTGGTCGGCGCGTTGCCACCGTAGGTGCCACCAACGGCCGCTTGTTTTTCAACGGCAGGGCTAATTGCTGCTTTATTTACTTTGTTGAATAATGCCATGAGATGCTTTCGGTAGGTGGTGCCTGCCTGCCCGACACAGACAGACACCTAGCGTGAGTGTACTTAGCCTGTGATGACCAACATGGGTTTTGTCGCCTGTTTAGGTTTGCTGACCAAAGCCACAGCCCACGCCATGCACCGGCACAGCTCGATCGGGCCAGGTGATTTTTGCGATGACAAAACAACGCCTTGCGCCGTTTTTGTAATCACGGCTCGACATACATGTTCTGCAAGCATTTTTTCACCATTGTGACGCACCTTGCCTTCAAGAATCATTGACCTGACAAGGCTAGAAAAGCGCAACAATTCGCCGTAGCCAACGGTCTGGTATCGGCGTTGAAGATTCATCGGCAGATGTATTTCCAATGTTGGCGTGATGGCCAGCTGCACTTTCTGATCAGCCATGATGCGTTCAATGTGTTCCCACATTTCATTTTCGGTTTGCACCACAAACGCAACCTTGACGATGGCCTGATTATCAACGACGGCTGCATGTACACCGACATAGCGCGCATCATCAACCGATGAGTCAACGGCCAAGATAGACGGCACACCAGTAGGGAAGTCTTCGGTGGTGATGTGGGAATCCCACTCAGCCGGCGTGATCCATGCTCCACGTGCAGACACCCACAGGTTCAAGTGAGCGCGCAAAAACGAATCCTTTTTAGAAACCGACCGTAATGCTTGCAAAGTAATGGTGGTTCCCAAAGCGGGGTTTGCCCAACGCCAATACTGTTCGTCTCGATAGTCAACGCCTGGTGGCATAGACCATTCAGCGAAATACAACAGACCGCGTTCGCCGGCATCAATGTTTGCCAATGCCTGTTCGCGTAACTGAATCATTGTCAAACTGGATTCGTCGCCGGCGGTGGATGCCATCCATAGCAGTGGTGAACGTCTGGCAATTTGTGATGGTCGCAAAGCGTCGTCAATGACGGCTGCATCGATGTCCCAAAGTTCGTCAACAACGATTAGGTCGTGTGATCCGCCGTGCAGGTTTTTTGTTGCTGCTCTGATAAGCCATTCGGATTTTCCTACGGTCACAGATTTACGGCCGACAGCGGCCATTTGTTTGCCACCAAATTGCTCAACCAGTACGTGCGCAAGCTGCGCAAAGATTGCTTCAGCACGGTCAAGTTTGTTTGCAACAGAAAGCACAGACTGTGGTTCGCCGCGCATTTCTGCGTAGTCAGTCATCCACCAACCAATAAGCGCAACCAGTGCCACAGACTTGCCCTGCTGGCGGGCCGTGGTAGTCAACGCTTCGCGAAACGTCAAAGAGAAAGGGTCGCCGGCATCGTCACAAGTCAAAGCACCATTGATGGCGTGACACTGCCACGGCATGAGATCAACACCCATGTGACGCTTTGCCCAAGCCTGTACAAGTGGCCCAAATGATTTCCCCCCAACACCGATCGTTTCCAGTCGGGGTTGCTCACGGCCAATGTTTGCATCGCCCAAGTCGATCAGGCCAGTTCCGGCTAGTTCGGGCTGGTTCTCGAAAGATAAGACATTGCA